TCTTACTCATACCTTTATGTTGATACATATATATAAAACGCCTCTGGCACTAGGTTGTTGAATCTTGGCACTTCTGTAGCTGCTGGTTATACTGATATAGAATTTATAGAGAGATCGAATCCGCAATTCATTGGATTGTTTGTTACTTTAAACAGTCCACCATTGACAGGTATGCACGTAGCTATAAGTTCTGTGAGTACTAGGTGTGCTGATGATACACCAGTTGATGTGACGGTTGGAACTGCATGGTCAATCTATACAAGGCTGAAAGGACAGTCGGGAAGTGGATATCAAACACTTGCCGCAGCAACAAGTGTATCTATAAGGTTTAGACATTATAACTCTGGTGGAACTTTACTTCAAACAGATACCAGAACAGGACAGACGTTTGCTAATAATGTAGCAAAGCAATTCTCTGGAACATGGTCAAACACTATGGCTGTTGGTAATTATGTCGAAGTAGATTTAACTGCTGTTACTTGGGGTTCAGAAGGTACATCGTGTTAGGAAACTAAATAAAATTTTATTAACTTTAAGGTCCAAGTTGACCAAAAACAAAAAAGAGAAATGGCTGCAACAACTACAGAAATCAACGAATATCTATACAACATAAGAAGTGCTTTTGCTGCATATGGTGGCAACCTCGCTAACGCACAGAGGATTGGAAGAACTGATTTGTTATGTTATAATATGAAATTTCGTATATTGAAATACCTTGTACGCATTATGGTTGACTACTTTGACAGTAGTGATTATCAGAATGTAAACTTTTTTACCCCTGCGGAAGCTAGGGACGTAGCACAGCATATTAATAATATCTGTGGTACAAATTATATGATTGATTTTTAATTAATAAAAGGAGAAGAAAATGAAATTAAATGTAAATGAAAGGCTAACACTTGTAAGAGCTGTTCCTGAAAAAGGAAACTTTGTAACAATGAGTACTGTAGAAAATCTTAAAGCTATTCTACATCTATCAGAAGATGAGGTTAAAGAGTTTGAACTCAAAGAAGCTGGTGGTATGCTTACGTGGAACAAAGGAGGCAGTGAACCAAAAGAACTAGAACTTAGTGAACTCGGATTAGAGTTGCTTCAGAAACAGTTTGAAGAAATGGATAAGAAAGAAGAATTAACACTTCCTGACTTCCACCTCTTTAAAAGGCTTAAAGAAGAAACGGAACCAAAAGAAGTAGAACCGGAAACCAAACAATAAACTAAATGAATGATTACAACGTAACGCTCAATCAGATAGCATACGGGTTATTAGAAGAAGTTAGAAGTAAACTCGGTGACGACATTGATATTGATCTAAGACAAATAACAGATCAAATTCATGACGTTAGAGCAACATTACTCAAGCAAAAGTTTGATAAAAACTTGAGAGTAATAGACGACATATTTACTCAACCTCTTGGATCACTCGAAATTGAATCTGTAGATTCCTCTCTTCACTCAACTATCAAATCTGGTAGGTATATGTTTAGGACTAAGAAAGAAATTCCTCCTACAATTGAGAGAAGAAATTATGAGGGAACTCTTACAAGGGTTGGACCTGCTGATCAGTTGTCAGAAAATTACAATCTTGTAAGTTATGATCGTGCATTGTTTTCAGGAAACGGTAGATTTAACAAGGATAAAATCTTTACGTTCTTAAAGGATGGAAAGATTTATCTTATTAGTAACAGTGGAGCTTATCACAAGGCTGTCCAATTCATTGAAGCCAGAGGGGTGTTTCAAAACCCTGAACAAGCTGCAAAGTTTGCTGACGTAAATGGAAGCTCGTTGTCTTTCCCAGATGAATCCTATCCTATAAGTAGAAACATGAGAAGTACAATAGAAGGGATTATCTTGAAGGAAAGATTAGGAATTAAAGCACAGGCTCCTAGTGATAAGGTAAATGACGGAGAAGAAAATGTCAGTTAAATATGGAATAAGAGAAGCGTATAAATATTACAAATCACGTACAGAGAATCCACTGCCTTATCCAATCTTTAGGGCTGTGTGGATTACGTTCATTGATAAGGTTACTAAAGGTGTCGTAGAAGAAGGGAAAGATTTTAACATGCCCTACCGCCTTGGTTCTGTAGGAATACGGAAACAGAAGATACGAGTAAAGATGAATCCTGACGGAAGTATTGATAAACGATACTTGAGACCTGATTGGAATGCAACTAAGGAACTCTGGGTGAGGGACGAAGAAGCAAAGAAAACTAAGCGATTAGTATTTCACCTGAATAAACATTTCGGTGGATACAACGCTAAGTGGTTCTGGGATAAGAGCACGTGTATTGTGACGAATCAGACTGCTTACTCTCTAACAATGAGTAGAGAAAATAAAAGAAAATTATCGGAAGCTATCTTTAGTGAAGATTTAGAGGTAGACTATTACGAACAAAAACCAAAGTCATGAGTTATGACCAACCAATACGAGCAGCTATGAGTAAAGATAGAGTAAATGTAACAAAGGAAACTGACAAAGACGGAAAAGAAACTATCAGTTACCGTAAGTCATGGGAAAAGAATGGTTTAAATCATTCTATTGAAGTATCTAAAGTAGACGGTGGATACATTATTGAAGAGTCTAAACACGGAAAACCTAAAGATGGTGGAGATGATGCTGAGTGGATTGACGAGCGTACTCAACGTGTAAGTACCACTAATCCTTTTAAAGACGAGAAAGAAGACAAGTTGGACAAAGATGATAAAATGTTTGGCTTTGTTGATACACCTACATTTTAAAAACAAATTAAATGAGCCTAACCGGAAAACATGTTGACGTAAGTCATATTATTGAACGTGTCTATAGAGATAATGGATTTGATCTTGAGATAAAGTATGACGAAGTGATTGAATGGATATGGGACGTTATCTCTTTGATAGGTGCGCCTCAAGCCTTTGTAGACAAAGTTACAGATGGAAGTACAGGAATGCCTCAACCTTTAGTGATAGAAAACTATAGAGGTAACTTACCTGTTGATCTTCATTCAGTTCATCTCGCTAGAGATTATGATACTAAGATGCCTATGGTTATCAAAGGGAGTACATATCTCAGAGATACTGAACAAGGCTATGCCAGAGAGTCACAATACACTTACACACTCAATGACAACTACATATTCACTTCCTTTGAGGAAGGTGAAGTAGAACTACACTATGAAGCATTTCCCACAAACAATTTAGGAATGCCTTTAGTGCCTGACGATATTAAATTCATAATGGCAACTCAATCTTATATTGCTGAGAGAATAGGATTTAGACTCTGGATGCAAGATCATCTGTCTCAACAGAAGTATAATAAACTCGAATCGGAAAGACTGTGGTATATTGCAGCAGCTCAATCGAAAGCTCAAGTTCCTTCTATCGACGAGATGGAAGCCATCAAAAACAGATACCTTAGACTAAGAACTCACGTTGACTTACATGACACTTCATTCATATACTCAGCAGAAAAAGAAAGACTTATACTACATAATAACATAGGTGCATAATGGCAAAGACAACAAACACTTTTGATCAAGGATTAGATAGAGACTCATCTAAAAATAAATACGACAACGTACATTATTACGATGCTAAGAACATGCGTCTGGTTACTCAAGAAGGACTGAGTAGTGGAGCAATGGAAAACCTTAGAGGGAATTACTTACGTCTTACAGTAGGTGTTGCCGTTCAGTATATTATAGGTGATGTTGTAATCGGTGATTATTTAGTGGTTTGGACCACTACAAACAGCACAAGTAGTCCGAATGGGTCTTCTGTTGATCGTGTATACAAAGTCGCTATATCGGACTTAGAAGCCCTTACAGGGACATCTACTAAAACTTTTAATACAGCTCCCTTCCATAGTGGAGGTGACCTTATTTATGAAGGTAACTTATATCTGTGTACAGGTAATCTTATTAAACCTATTGCTCGTTATGAAAACGACAATGTTCAAAAGGTATATTGGATAGATGGTTACAATAGATTAAGACATCTTAATCTGGTGTACAACGCTGATACAAACGACCTTGTGAACATGACTGAGGATAAACTTGCAGCTGTAGGAGATATAAGTTTAACTCAACCGAAAGTGGTAGATATTGTTGGTGGAAATTTAAATTCCGGAAAAGTTCAATACACGTATCAGTTATACGGATTACATGGTGCAGAAACCGTGTTTGCTCCCCTTAGTGGTTTAGTGAATCTTACAAACTATCCAGAAGCCTCTTCTACATCAGAAGATTATCGTGGTTCAGAAATTGATGAGAATACAGGAAAAGCTGTTAAGTGTACTGTCGAGGTAGGCTCAGTAGGATATACAAGACTGCGAATTGTAGCTGTTCATTACACTTCTCTTGCAGGAGAACCTGAAGTAAGGATTGTTGAGGAACGTGAGATCAGTGGTACAACAGAAACGATTACGTTTACAGATACAGGAAGTAATCTTGGAAGTCTTCTATTAGAAGATGTTAGAACAGTGGGAACTCTTCTGTTTGCTCCTAAAGAACTTGAGACTAAAGATAATATTCTATTCCCTGCAAACATTACAGAGGAATCATTTGACGTAGACTATGATGCAAGAGCATATCGTTTTAGTGGAGCATCGGGTATAAGTAGTGACCCTAACTGGAATACTGTACGAAACAAAAAAGCTAGAATCTTTCAAGAAGACGATACATACTACGAAATAGATGGTGATACTAAAGTTGTATCTGGTACAGCCCCTAGTGCGTCAGGTAGTTGGACTGCTCTTGATAAAGAGATAGATGCTATAAACAAATTTAACGATCTCGACAATGACGGACATCATGAGTACAGATATATGTATCAGGCTGATGGTGTTATTCCCGGTGGAGAAGGACCAAATGTATCTTACAGATTTAAGATAAAGGAGACTGAAATAGACGAGGCTACAACGACTCGTCAGAGACTTTATACTATTCCTGAAGGTACAGTAGACAATCCTTCTTACTACGGCTATGCGAGTCCATATAACGTCGAGAAGTACCTTGGTTACCATAGGGATGAAATCTACAGGTTTGGTATCGTATTCTTCGACGACAAAGGACGAAGCTCGTTCGTGAAATGGATCGGAGATGTTCGTTTCCCTTCAATAAGTACGTTAGCAAACGAGGCTCAATATAATGCA